AATATACTTTGGCAAAAAAATTCATACGATCAACCTAACTTAGCTCCTTGGTTTCAAGATAAATCTAATCATCACAAGTATGATTGGTATGTATTTAATTCTCATTGGACTTTTGAAAAATTTAGAATGATGTTTGGTTTACCTGCAGAAAAATGTTTGGTAATTAAAAATGGTGTAGATAAAATACAAAAAGCAAAACCTTATAAACAAGGTGACCCTATTAGAATAATTCATCAAAACACCCCATGGAGAGGACTATCTGTTTTATTAGGTGCAATGCAATTAGTTAAAAACCCATTAATTACTTTAGATGTTTATTCATCTTGTGAAGTTTATGGTAAACAATTCTTTGATCAAAATGATCATGAATATAAAGAACTATACGAACAAGCAAGGCAGCTATCTAATGTAAATTACATAGGATATAAACCAAATAGTTTTATAAAAAGTAATATGCATAAATATAATATGTATGCATATCCAAGTATCTTTGAAGAAACATCTTGTATATCTTTATTGGAATGTATGGCTGGTGGATTATATTCTATTACAACAAATCTTGGTGCATTGTTTGAAACAGGTGCTGAGTTTCCTATGTATATTCCTTTTGATAATGATTTAAGAAGGCTTTCAATGAAATTTGCCTCTGCAATAGAAGCTTCAGCAAATATATTACATGAAGAAACTATACATAAACATTTAGAAACTCAGTCTGATTATGTTAATGCCTATTATAATTGGAATAAAATAGGCACCTCATGGACAAGATTTTTAACAGGAGCAATTAGTGCCAAGACTAAGTAATACACCGATCTGGTTTGACGAAGATAAAAAAACAGAAGCTAACAATGACACTTATCAAACTATTAAAACTAATAAAGTTGAAGGTGATAGTAATGTGATTGAAATAAATGTGGGCGGTGAAGGAGGAAGATCTCCTTATAAAATTATGGTGTGTACCCCTTGTCATAGTGATGTGACTATGCATTATTGTCAAGCTGTTTTAAAATTTCAAATGGAGTGTTTACAAAGAAATATGTTAGTTAGTTTTACTTTGTTAAAATCTTCTCTAGTTACTCAAGGTAGAAATTTAAGTGTAGCTGAAATGTTGAACCACAAAGATAAGTATACACATTTATTATTTATAGACTCAGATATTGATTTTGAATTTTCTACTATTGAAAAAATGTTAAAAGCTGACAAAGATGTTATTGCATGTCCTTATCCAATGAAGATGATGGATTGGGATAAAATATGGAGAAGAGTTAATAACAAAGAAGATGCAATTACATCTGCAGAAGATATGTCAAGAGCAGGTTTTACTTATCCAATTAAAGTAGAAGACCCTAAAAACATTATAGCTGAAAAAGGTATTATAGAAGTAACCCATGCTCCTACAGGATGTATGTTAATTAAAAGAAAAGTATTAGAAGATATGATTAAAAATCATCCAGAATTAGAAATAATTCAACCTACTTTTATTAATGGTAAAGAAGATAAAAAACAAAACTTCTTTAATTTATTTGATACTTGGCATGATCTTAAAACTAAAAGATACTTTGGAGAAGACTTTGGCTTCTGTCAAAAATGGAGAGATATGGGTGGTAAAGTACACATATATGTAATGGATACTATTACGCACGTTGGAGAGTTCTTATATCGTGGTAAATTTTTTGATGATTTATACCAAGGTACACGACCTGCAAAGAACGCCAAATCACTTGACGAAGATACAAAAATCAAATAAAGTGTAGTATTTTCAGGATATCTATGCCTGCTCAACAGTATAAATATATTTAAATTATGGCAATATCAAGAATGCAAGAACCCAGACAATTATACGGACTAGGAAGTTTAGTTAAATCAATAGGTAAGACGATCAAAAAAGTTGTTAAGTCACCTGTTGGTAAAGGACTTTTATTAGCTGGTGGATTAGGACTAGCAGGAATGGGACCTTTTTCTGGTTTAGCTAGAACTGGAGTTGGTCAAGCATTATTTGGTGGAGCTACAAAATTTTTACCTGGTGCTACAGCAGCAATGAAAGGCGCTGCGGTTTCTAAGCCAGGTCTTTTTGGTATGGCAAAAAACTTTCTTGGAAGCACTGCTGGAAAATTTGCAGTGGGTGGAGCACTAACTAGTATGTTAGCTGCTTCAGGTATGGGTGCAGAAGAGATAGAAGCAACTAAAAGAGATCCTGATAAATTAAAAATTTATTTAAGAGACTATTATAGTAAAACAAATCCTGATGCTAAACCTGAAGAGATAGACGCTTTTGTAGAAACAAATGTATCTGAGTATGCTGTAGGTGGTAGAGTTGGTTTAAAAGGAGGTTCTAAAAAAACTGCTCTAGGTGACTACGAAGAGGAAGATTTAAGTTATTTAAAAGATTTGTCTCCAGAAGTACAGAAAGCTTTTTTAAAAAGATTGTACATAGACAGCATGACTAAACAAGCAGAAGGTGGACGTATTGGTTTAATGGGTGGAGCTATGCCTACAGGTATTATGAAAACAAATAAATTAGGTATTAAAGAACGAGACTATAGAGAAACTGGTGGATTTGTACCAGTTGGTATAAAAGAAAAAGCAGATGACGTACCTGCTATGTTAAGTAAAAACGAATTTGTAATGACAGCAGATGCTGTTAGAGGAATAGGTAATGGCAACATTGAAAAAGGTGCCCAAAGATTATATGATCAAATGAAACAAGCAGAAAAGAGAGTAGTATAATGGTATCAGAAACAAGAGTATTACCACCAGAATTTATAGAAGCAGCAGGTAAAACCTATTTAGGTAATTTAGGGACTGCAGCAGGTCAATATAAAACAGCTGATCTTTCAAAATCATTTGGTGATCAATTTGTAGCTAAACAAGATCCATTACAAGCACAGGCTCAACAATTAGCTACTCAAGGTATTGGTGCATATCAACCCTTCTTAACTTCAGCCGCTGGTTTACAGCAACAAGCTCAAGGTCAAGTGGGTCAAGCTGGAACATTTGCAGGTCAAGCTGGAACTCAAGCAGGTTTAGCTGGTCAGTTTTCTGGTCCAGGATCTTACCAACAATTTATGTCTCCTTATCAACAGGATGTTATTAACGCAACGTTAACAGAATTTGATACACAAGCAGCAAAAGGTATTCCAAGTATTGCAGCTCAAGCTGTAGGACAAGGTGTTCTTGGTGGAGGTCGTGAAGGTGTTATGAGATCAGAGTATCAGGCAACAAGCGACAGGAACCGAGCAGCATTACAAGCACAATTATTACAACAAGGTTTTGGTCAAGCTCAACAAGCTGCGGGTCAAGCATTTGGTCAACAACAAGCTTTAGCTAATCAGCAACAACAATTAGCTCAACAAGCTTTAGGTATTGGTCAAGCATATTCAAATTTAGGTAGTCAACAAATAGGCTTAGGTCAACAACAACAAGCTTTCTTAGGTCAAGATATAGGAGCATTGTCTACTCTTGGTGCACAGAACCAAGCTCTAAAACAAGCACAATTAGGAGCGCAACAACAGTTAGCGCAACAACAATTACAACAACCATTAACAGCTGCAAATGCTTATGGAACAGGTGTAACAAGTTTGATTGCTGGATACCCAGGTCAAACGCAAACTACAACCATGCCAAGTCCTAATCCTATGATGACAGCAATAGGAGCTGGTGGAACGTTAGCTGGTATTTATAGAGCATTTAATCAACCAGGCGTATTGAATAGTTAATATGAGAACTTTTAAAAGACCAATGTTTAGAAAAGGTGGTAATGTCGGTAACGGTATTATGACTGGTATTGTAGATAGAACAGAGGCCGCTAATGGTTTTTTACCAGGTAGAACTGCAGAAATGAAAGGAGCAATGGGAGTTACTGAAGAAGGTATAGACCTTGCTAATCAATTACCAGAAATTAGTAAATTTAAACCTATGGTATATGAAAATATGGATATAGATGCATTGGTTGGTACGCCAAAAACTCAAGCTGAATATATAGAAGAACTTAGAGCAGGGGCCGGTGATTACGGAGGAATGGATCCTTTAACAAGTTTTTTACTTACTGCTGGACCAAGTGTGGCAGGAGCTACTAGTTTTGCAGATGCAGTAAACAGATTACAACCAGCTACTCAGCAACTAATAAAAGGTGCTGATGCAAAAGCTAAATATAATAGAGACCTTAGAATGGCAGCAACTAAACTTGCTTTAGGAGCAGAGGAAAAATCAGAAGATAAAAGATTTAAATTAAATCTACAAGATATGGATCAAGAAAATCAAGTTAAATTTTTAAATGATCAAAGAAGTTATGCTAGATTAGAAAAACAAGACAAAAGAGATTACGATGAAGCCGTAACAGCTAAAGCTAGAGCTTATCAAAAATTAGATGATCAACAAAAAAAAGAATATGAACAAAGATTAATTGATCAGGGTAGAGCTTTTGAACTAGAACAAATTAAGAGAAAAGAAGACTTTGAAATAGATAAATTAGAAAAACAACAAGACTTTCAAAGAGAGCTTTTTGAAAAAGAAAAAGAAGAAAAAGAAAAATTACCTGCAACATTTTATGCAGATAAATATTATGAGAATGACTCTGATAAAGGAGAAAATAGAAAAATATTTGAAGATAATAAAATAAAAAGAAAAATTATAGACAAGTTTTCATCTTCTCAATACGGAGGATTTTTAAATGGTGGTGAGAATGATCGT